TTGAGATCCCGTTGGAAATGGAATGACTCCTCGTTTCATTAGTGATGGCATATATTTTTTATGACGATTAACTAAATCAGCAGTCTCTCTAACGGTGTATGCTCGTTCCCTTTTCTTTTTAAAATCACTAACTAGACAACTTTCAATCTGATCTTTTGTAATATTATAAACAGACATTATTCCATTAGATTTATTTAAATGGTGTACTCTAACTAGGTCTCCATTTAAGAACCAGACTTTTTTATTCCCTGGAATTACAGGGAGGACATTGTAGCCTTCGCTCTCGATACTTCCCTTTTTAATAGCCATGAACCCTCCGCAGAACTTGTTGGTGGATTAAAAAAATTTCTATTACCACAAGACATGCAATATGTTTCAAGATGGCCAATTGTAGTGTACTGTCTATCAAGAAACATTCTTCCTTTACATTTTTTACACTTTAGCATTAGTTTGGTATGCCCATAATAATCAGGTTGACGTTGACAGAGGCTAAACCAGATGTATTAAACTTAACATTCCCAGTAACTCCAGATGGTGTAGGATCATTTAGTATAACGGTCACATCTCCTCCAGCAGCAGTCTGCCCCACATTTATTGCACTTGCAGTAACTATTGGTGGAAATCTAAACTCTCCTTGAAAAGTAGCCCCAAAGGGAAGTGTTTGACCAGCACTAACAGATTGCCCAGTACTTCCAACTTTGCACAGGGCTCCTATTACTCTAATTTCTGTGATTTTCCTATTTTGTGGACCAGAATCTGATGTTTGAATTGTTACATAGTCGTACATTGCAGGAGAAACTTCTTTTGATAGTTCATTAACTGCTTGGGCCAAGTCATAAACATATGCTACATCTAGTGGTTGACCACGCTCAGGTAAGGGTATTTTTGCCATACTATAATTATACCACTATAGGAGTTTGTAAAGTAAAGATTGCTGCTGAAGGATTATAAGTCTTAGGATAAACAGGCACCTGAACTGCAACCTGAAAAGAAGATATTCCAGATGGAACAAGTGTTTTAAATGATGTTGAGGGTACCGTGTCTATATGGCTCCACTCACCATTAAGGCTTAGGTTAGTCTTGATATATACATCATATTCTTTAAATATAGATCTCTCATCACTATCAGCATCATCTGAAATTTTCGGGTGCTGCCAAACCATATCAATAACCTTTAAGTTAGTTCCTGTAACGGCAACAGAGCAATCAACCTTTGGAATAACCCCTTTTGGTAAAAAATAATATGGGGACCAATGCGAAGATCTATTCTTGTCCTTTGATACCACTCTATATCTAGCAAAATATCCTAAAACATTTGAACTAAGAGATGGAAGATCTTCTTTTAAGACTATAGCCTTTTTAATTTCTTTGTCTGGTTTAAGATTTAAAGGTGGCATTACTGAACATCCAAACCAAACCTAAATTCAATGTGGCTTGAACTGTTTGCAATTTTGGTAATTGGCTCTGAATCTATATTCTTTACAATTGAGTATCCAGTTAATCCATAAATGGGATTTAGGTTTTGCGTATTCTCTAGCCTTAAAGCATCTAGACACACATAGAATTTATCTGAAATAGAAACTTCTTCTGTAACTTGATTTTTTTCTGTTACTGTAACATATACCTTAACCACATTTACTGATTTCCAGGTAAATCCAAAACTCTTGTTTAGTTCTTCAAATTTCTTAACAGAAACAAAGTATCTTTGATTTTCAAAATCAACATCTGGATTAGGTACTCCATCAGATATTTCACTTTTGATGACTGTTTCAAACCTTGCGTATTCTCCGTCATCATAAAGATCGCTATCTGCAAACTCTAATATAATACGTACATCGTGAGGCTGAACATTCCTATTCCGTTCTTTGTTTATTATTGAAAATGCTAGCCTTAATTCGTCTTTTGGAGATGACTTATCAAAGTCTATAGTTGCCCCTGTTAGGACTATGTGAGGAGATAGTCCAGTGGTTAACTCAAAAGTATCGGTAAGGGGGTCAATCTCAATTTCTGAAACGTCTCCTCTAAGCACTATCATATTGTTTAAAAATCTAGACCCTTCATATCTACCTGATCTAGTGTCGTGTGCAAATGTTGGATTATCTGCATTTGTTATAAATGCTTCAAGAGGTGTTTGAATAACTCCCCCATCATTGTCTAACTTACCCTCAACTGGATCAAGTTCTTCACCATTGTATTTCCAGCCCTCATCTTTATTAAATAGAAATATAGGTCTGCTATCATTAAAGTTTGCACTTGGGTTTGATCCCGCAGACCAAAGGCCTACCTCGGTTATGTTATATCTTTCTAGTGTTGGAAGTTCTCCAGTAAAAACAATTTTAGATATTCCTCCTTCAGTTACATAACCTCTAGATGTTATTGGAATACGGAACATCTCAAAGTCTAAAGACTCTTTTGCTTTCATAGCGGTCATTTCCGTATTTGAAAATATATAGGAAGATGATACTGGGGTGGCTCCGCAGCCGATAGCAATATAAGAGGCAAAGGCTGGTGCCTGCCCCACAAGGTACTTTGCCAGAATTGACTGACCTGTATTAGTTATCATTTTTACACCTCATCAGTAATTGTATCATCAAAATAGCCTCCTTGGTTAATTATTTCTATCTCTACCTCTTCTTCGTCGCCCATATTGACAAGATCAACCGTAAGGCTTCCAGTTTCTTGCTCGATATAGACGATGGCCCCAGCAGTTCCATTGCCATATTTAGGAATTCTGTCTTCAAGTTTTATTGAAAAGTTCTTAAATAAAACATCTGAAGTTCCACCAAGTTTAATTATATTATTAGAGTTATACTCAAGCATCAAATTCTTTAAGTTTTTAACAATACTATACATAATATTTTGTCCATTTATTGCATCTGCCCTGGAAATATTAATCAACTCTTGTCCACCAATATCTTGAAACACAATTTCAAACATAGCCTCATATGATATTGGATCGCTTAACTGGTCTACCGCATTTGGAACCGCAACCTTGGTTGAGTTGGTTTGAGTGCTCTTACCAAAGTCGTTAGTCCAGGTTGCTTGGTTTGCGGTTGCGTCTATTGCCATTATAATACCTCACTTAAAAATAAAGACATTTCTGGTCCATCTTTTGATTTTGAATACTCTATATTGTAGACTACAAACCTGTCGCCAGTAGAACCAGTCTTATTGATATTTTTTTCACTATAGTCTATCTCTAAAATATCTCCCAACTGAATCATAGGGTTTGCAAATATCTTTATACCTATTGACTTTCTTGGCTTTGTTATTTTTTTTACCAACCAAGACATTAAATTTTCAGCAGCATCTGCTGATTGAACATAAGGTACATCTAAAGAAAAATCTTTTTTGCCGTAAAGCATCCTACTTTCTTTTATATCTTGATAGTTTTTTGTAACTTTGTTAACCGCAGTTATAAGTCCTGTTGAGTCAAACTGTGGGTCTGAAAGATCGCTATTTTTTGAAAAGTAGTCGTCTACAGTAAAATTATTTGCAGACTGACTAGTAAAGGCTATGCCCTGGATTCTTAAATAACTTTGGCTGGCTGAGTCTAAACTTAATGTTTTATCTGTTGTATTAAAGATTAAAAACTCTGCACCGTATGATCTTGCTCTAAATCCAGATACAGAGTAGGACTTTAATTTATTAAATGTTGGTGATAGTTGTGCATATAGTGCTGGGTATGCTAGGTCGTATCTAAAATTAAAAGATGCTGCTTCTCGCATTATTGTTCCAAACTCATCAAAGTAAATATTAAACTTTGGTGGCTGGGCTGAACTTATACCAGTTAAATAAGATGCCTGCACTACTCCACTCATCGAGTATTTTCTAAAAGAATCTTGTGCGTTTATTCCTGAATCTCCAAAAACACTAGAAATTGGTGCATCTAATTGGAAAGAAGTATTTTGTGCGTAGTTATTTGCTAAGGCATAAATGTTTTCAAACATAACTCTGGAAGCACCTCTAACAAAAAGTGCGACATTGTTGTAAACATCTAGTGGGGAGTCATCAAAGACTGTAGCAATTATATTGTCGTTTAGGTATAAGAAAAATTTTCTCCTTGACCCAATGTCCTGGTACTCTACTGACAGATCATAGACAGTTGGCTTTTCTTCTGCTGCAACTCTATGCTGACCAACAAACTCTCCACCATCTACAATTATATTGGCAAGGCCCTCATACAGAGTAACTGGTATTGCAGGTCCTGATAGATCTGACGTTTTTGTTTCTAGTTTATAGAACAGTACATCGTGCACATTTTGTCTTGAAGAGTCGTCTATCTTGGTTCCATCTAAAGCAATTATTTCAAAATAGTATCCAGCATTTGTTTTTGGATTAACCATTATGGCTATTCCTCCACCGCCACCAGCAATTGTAATTTTTTCATCAGCAGTTTTCCCCTGTATAGTGTAAATTCCTGTACTACCAACTGGGCTCTGTCCATTTTTTTCGCTATCTTCAATTTTACCAATAACCCTAAGCCTTGTTCCAAAATGCTTGAAGTTATTTGAAAGAGGTTTATATACATAAGACAAGTAGTTTGCTGGGGTGTCTGTTGTTTTAAAGCCTCCTCCATTCATAATAAAAGCAGAAGCCTGGGTTGTTCCAACTTGAGTTGATCGCATTGTGTTTACGCTAGACTCTGATATATATTTTGATGAAAGAAAATTCTTAAGAATTCCATTTCTGGTTGTTTTTGTAGCAAATTCAGTATTAACTCCAGCAGCAACATTTTTTGTTGTTGGTGGAACTACCTGATCAAACTTAAACAAATATTTAGAATCCATCTTTACCCCACGCAGATTAGCATTATCTGACCAGTGTGAACTTAGTCCAGCATTGTGCTCTGAAATAAGAGTTCCAAACTGTGCTCTTCCGTGTTTAGCAACTTCCCCATTTTTTAATTTAGACAAACCGTTTACTTCTTCATAGTTTGGCTCAGAGTAAATTCTTACAAGCCCTGTGGGATATATCTTTCCATTAAATGGTAAAGAAGCAAAATAGCCGTCATACTCAAGTTTACTATTTATCCAAACATCTCCAGTTCCAGAAACGCTAAACTGAATTGCATCAAACTTTATAATCTCTCCATTGGCATATAAATATCCTTTGTATTTTCCTATACCCTGAATGCCTTCTCCAAGGTCTATAGTGTTATCAATTATTCTTCCATTAGATACTGTTGGGGCGACTGCTGACAAATAAGAGTTTAAGGGAACAGCAGCAAGGTCATAGGTTGAAGAAGTTGCTGCCTCTTGGTTTATTGATTTTATATTTTCTGTTCCGCCAACTTCCCATAGTAGTACTGGCTTGTAAATATACATTCTTTCTCTGTCCAACATTCCTGCTGCCTTTATTGTTCCTAGAGTTCTTTCTATATGTCTTGTTGTATATGATATTTGTCCAGCATTATAGACCTGGCTATCTTGGCTAGTCAACTCAATTATGTTTGAAAGTTTAGTTTTTGTATCTTTATTTTTAACGACATCTTCTTGTGCAGAATCTGAAGATCCATACAAGGTTAAGTCTGTAGGTCTTTGTGCTATAGTTGGCATAATAAAATCTTTACTCATCATTATAAAATTATTGTATTCATCAAAGAACATTGCTGTTTGTGTTGAGATTGCTAAGTCCTGTAATATTTGTGCAACGCTTTTGTCTGGTGGAATAAAAAAGTATGGGATGACTAGTTCAGACTCTCCTGCCACTCTTTTAAACACATAATTAGAAAATCCAATAGAGTCTAAAAGTAAAGATACGGCAGCACTAAGAGATGTGTTTGTTGATAATAGTTCTGGTGCAGTTTGAGATTCAAAATAAAAATAGAGGTCTCTCAATGGTAAAGATACTGATTTTGACTGATTATCAACCTTTGGAAATCCATCAGAGTACATGGTCTTTATAGGAACATAGTAGTCTATTAGTTTTGCATCTGTTAAAATTTCATAAAGTTTTATCTGTATATTTTTTATATTTTGATTTGCAATAATACTTAGTTTATTGTTTTGATTAAAAGCATCATCAAAATCAAAAAACGATATGTTTCCAGTTGATGCTAGAAGTTGTCCTACTGGCATACCGCTTTGTCCTAAATCTGAAGCACTCTTATTTAAAGAAAATGATGTCACTCTATCTGATAAATCAGCAGTAAGTCTGGGAGAGAACTCAATAAGATCAAAAGACGCATCAAACTTCTTCATACTATCAACAACTATTCTAATACCAGAGATGTACTCAAACTCCTTATATTTTAATTCTCCTCTTACAGTGTAACTTGTTGGGTCTGTCAATTCTGTAACAAAGTTTGTAAAACTATCAACAACTGGCTCTTCAAATTTCCATCCATAGTTTGGAACAAATATCTTCCACTCATCCTTATACCAGAGATGATACTCTCCAATATCCCCAGAGTTTTCTACAATAAGGTATGCATCTCCTTCCCTTGTTCCTACTGGAGGTCTAAGAGATACGGATGATAATTCTCCACGATAAACAAAAACCTCAGAATATATTTTTGGTAAAACCAATCCGTATGCTAGTTCTACATATCCGTCTGACTGAATTATTGGAGTTCCGTCTTTTCTTTTAGTCTCGTCATCAAAGGCAACTGCGTCTACCCAGTTATTATTTTTTAATACTTGAACTTTCCAAGCGCTAGGAGTTGTCTGATTTAGTTCTCCAAAATAAGGATCTGAAAATGATCCTGACTTATTGGTATATCTTCCAGAGTCAATGTCTCCAATATTTGTTTGCATCTTTATAACAAGTCTATTTGCTGGTACCTGATTTTTATACACAACAAATGGTGCAGCGTCTTCAATCATATGCCTTCCGTTTATTGTTTTTGTAGATGTTCCGTATTCAATTCCATTCTCAGTTCTAAAGGATGTCCAATACTTGAATGGGTCGTTTTTATCTGCCATATAGTATCTTGGCTTTCTGGCCATATTTATATCAGGGTTATGTAAAAACTTTCCACTTTGAAATACTGCCTTATTAATTCCAGATCTTGGTCTAAAAGGTTTTAAACAATCTTCTAATGAGTATAATAGTTTTAGTTTATCTTTTTTTGGAATAAGATTAAATGGTAGATCGTTTTCGTCAACCCCTCCATCAACAACAACGTCAGCATCTGTTGCTCCATAATAAAATGCTGGAGATGATGTTTTATTTTCTAAAACAAATGTGTTTGGTATAGTTCTGTAAATAGATCCTGCAGTATACGGGCGGTATCTATAGTTTCCAACTGCTAAAATATTTGTAGCAATATTCATGTTCCATTCAGCAATAACCAAAGACTGTGTCTTAATAGAAGAACTTGTCTCTATATGCTTTAATAAATCTTTTTCTTCAAACATTATGCCTCTTCCAGCGTTAATGACACATTCCAGAAGTCAAAATTTAAACCACTTCTTTTTTGAACTGAATAACTAAAG